AGTTCAGGGACATCAGGCTCAAGCGGAAGCTCAGGAACGAGTGGCTCTTCTGGTACAAGCGGAAGTTCAGGAACGAGTGGTAGTAGTGGCAGTTCAGGAACGAGTGGTAGTTCAGGCACAAGCGGAAGTTCAGGCACAAGCGGAAGTTCAGGAACGAGTGGTAGTTCAGGCACAAGCGGAAGTTCAGGAACGAGTGGTAGTAGTGGCAGTTCAGGCTCAAGCGGAACTTCAGGCACGAATGGTAGTTCAGGCAGTTCAGGAACGAGTGGCTCCTCAGGCTCCTCAGGCTCCTCTGGTAGCTCAGGCACAAGTGGATCATCTGGTACATCATTTGTGGGTCTTTCAACAGTTGTAAATTCATGGACACCTTCAGGTGACACACTATATTACAGTGATATCGATACTTCTACAATAGGAACACAATTCGTTCACTATCAATGCTGGGACAATGATGACAATGAATCTATTTTACCATATCAAGTAAGTGCTGTGAGCTCTTCACTTTTAAGAATTTGGATGCCTGTAGATTCGGTTAGTATAAGAATTGTTGTGGCCGACTAAAATATATAAATAAGGATACGATATGAGTATTTCAATTGCAACCATGGGTAAATTCGCCAGTCCTCCTACAAGGAACGCAATATTTACACGTTCAGGCGGTGGGGGCGGAGGGCCTATACAAAAAAGAAAACCTATTGTCAGAATTAATAGGGTCAAAATTGATGAAAAGAGTAAAGAGAAATATATAGTAGTAAAGGAGATTAAAGATTATGATAACACTAAACACTAATGAGTCTAAATCCATAGAGTTTGATATTTCTGTACAAGGTGTAGAAGTCGAAAATTTGAAAGGTGCTATGCGTATTGTATTAGAAGATATAGAATATGGGTTCCCTATTCAAGTATCAGATAGTTCTATATATGTAACGATACCTGCATTGGGTGATTTGATTAAAGGTAAACTTATAGATGAGAATATAGAAGCTAAACTGGAAATTATAGCTGATGATACCTATATAGTGCCATGGGAAGATACTATAAAAATTGAATCTCCTGTAGTAGTAGAAGCCAAGGTCAAAGATATCAAAGAGATTAAAAAGCTGAATATTGATGTAAAGAAGGTGGTGGAAAAGAAAGTAGTGGAAAAAAAGAAAGTGGTAGAAGTTAAGAAACCTAAGACACGCTTCGGTAAGATGTTAGGGAGTTAGTGATGAGCAGACTACAGAAATATATAAATGAGGCGGTAGCAAAAGGTTATAGATATCAATTAGCTATGCCTGCTATAAAAAGTTTAAAACCCGTTAAAAAGAACACCACTAATAAACAAGCTTTTTTAAATAAACCTGATAATGGATTCTGGACAAGCACCCTTAAAGGTGATAAATGGTCTGAGTGGGCTGAATGGTCTGAAGGAGAGGGTTATGGTGATATTTCAAGTGGTACAGTTTTAGAAATCCAACCGGGTGTAAGTATGTATATTATAGACAATAGTTCCCATTTTGAAAAATTATTAGAAAAATTCCCTTATAAATTTATGGAAAGCGAATTGAGAATGGATAACACCTATATAGACTTTGTAAAGTTTTCAAAGGTTTATGATGCTTTATATGTTACCTCAAATGGTGTACGAAAAAATAAAAATTTATCATCATTGTCATCATCATTGTATTCATGGGATGTTGAATCAACTGTATGGTTTAACACTAAAAAATTAAAAATAGTGAAAAACATATGAGACTACAACAGTATATAAATGAAAACACTTTGAGTAATAGAACAAGAGGACAACTCAGTGATTATATTGCTAATAACTGCAAGCCTTTCCTTAAAGAGTTTGGAAAAGACTATATAAGGAACAATTTCATATATCGTGGTCTAAAAGGTCAAAATGTAAAAACTTTCAGAGTATTGAAACCAAGAACAGATAGATTACCGAGGTTTATAAACAAGGATCTTCATGCTTTTATGAATAAAATGGGTAAGAAGTTGTTCGGATGGAATATAAGAAGTGATGGTGTATTTACTGGTAATCATATGAAGGCTAAAACTTATGGACAAAAAACTATCTTTATACCTTCTGGTAATTATAAATATGTATGGATAAAGAATACGGATGATATATATGATCTTTATGACCGTTATAATTATCATGCTGAACACTTGAAAGATATTAAAAAATTTAATGAATCTAATAAAGATGACTGGATTGATTATTTTAAAGATGTTGAAAAGTCTGCTATTGATAAAAGTAAAAAAGATATTGATGATGCATTGACATTTCTTAATGATTTTAAATTAGAGATTGAAGATATTTATTCCAAGGATTACAAAACATCTGGATTAGTACCCAATTCTGACAAATATAATTTTGAAGCAATATTTAAATGTAAGGAATATATAGTAATGGCAGTAGACCATTCATATGAATTACAGTTAATTATAAAGGAACTAATAATATGAGATTTCAACAATATTTATTAGGGGAAGCGAGAGTAAAACAAACAAATGCTGAAATATTTTTAAAAGAATATGTACCCACTTTTGTATGGTCAGACTCTACAGGTTTATTATGGTCTATCTATAAAGATTCAAAATGGATAATTTATAAGAATAATAAAGAAATAAAAAAGGTTTCCTCTAATAAACCTTGGTTTGCACATTGGGAATTAATGGAAATTGTTAATAAAGAATTTTATGAAAGTAATACTATAAGTGGAAGAATACATCCTGAAGGTCGTACAATATTTGTTAACGGTTTTAATTATAAAGAAAATCCCATACTTCTTGCTAAAAAATTTGAAAAACGAATGAATAAAGCCATAAATGCAGTATATAAATATATGGGAGGTTACATAGCATGAATATTTTGGAAAGACTTAATGACGTAGAGGAGGTATTATCGGTCCTTATGGAATCGGGTTTGCGCAATATTACTGATCTTGCGAAAGAATACAAGACTGCAGAAATCTACTTCCATAAGGATCTTTGACTTGACGGTGTTACTTCAGCTATAGGATTGAAGGCTTATTTACAAAAATATAGGATCAAAACTATTGATGCACATCCTATTCAGTACGGAGGAGAAGAGTATGCAGTGCCTAAACCAAAAAATAAGACATTGGTTTGTATGGTTGATTTCGCACATGGTAAACCTGTAATGAATATACACACCGACCACCATGAAGGCCAGATAGGTGTAGAAAAGGGAACCTCCACTTCTTTTGTTAAGACCCCTTCTAATGCAGCCTATATATCACAAGTATTATCTCCTAATGACCTATTTCCACCGAAAGATGTTAAGATAATATCCACAGTTGATTCGGCAGATTTTGGCTCACAGGATCTTACGCCCGATGATATTATGAGAGCGGTATTCAAGGTTGATAAAAGGAAAGGTGGTAAGGTAAATCACCAAATGATGGGTTTCGCTACAAACAAATTAATATTAGCCCATAAAAACAAAAAGGATTTCCTTACAGACTTGGTAATGCAAGCAAAACCTTCACTCATTTCTATATATAATACAACAATTAAAATAGCTAAAGAAGCTGGTTATAGACCACCTGAACAATTAGAAACAGATCAAGAAAAATATATTAAGCAAGTTAAAGGTAAAATTAAGATTAATGGTAAATTAAGTGACGTGAAGAGTTTAAAAAGCGGTGCTTCCATATTAATAGGTACCACTATAGTACAATATGGTGGTGGTTTTATGGGTAAGGGAAATCTTTATGACCGTTATACACCATTTAAAAACCACCCTACAGCAGATTTCTATACTATTGTGTGGCCGATGGGTTTGGTACAATTGAGTAAAAACCCATTCAAGGGTGGTAAGAATCCATACCATCTTGGTGATATAGTAATGAAAAAAGTATTGCCTAAATTCAAGAGTAAAATGCAGTCTATAAAGGTAACTCTGGATTACATAAAATACACCTTTGAGAAGGATAAATCATTTAATGCAGAATCAATGGGTTTCACTTTCAAGGATATGATGGCTCTATTTGAAAAGGATATCAAAGGTTTGAAAGGAAATGATAGATGGGAAGGTATGATAAAGGACATTACTAATAAACCATATACACAATTATCAAAGGAACAAAAGAGTATATTGAAGAAGGTAAGTATAAGTTTATGGGATTTAGTAATGAGCCAGTCAGGAGGCCATAAAGATATCACGAACGTTAGTGGTCTAAACTTTTATGGTAAAGGTTTTACTGATTTTATGAGGAAAATACAAACTGAAATCGTAAAGGTCATGAAGGATAAGGAATTGGAGGACTAAATGAGACAAAAATTACCTGAATCTGTAGCACAAACAATAATGAATATGTTGAAGTCAAGTAATCCTCATATTTTTGCTGAATGGGATGCTAAAAATATCACAAGTTCAGGCAAGAGTTTACAATTTGATATAAAAAATGATAAAATAGTCATAACATCTATAGGTAATGATAAATATAATATGAAGGTTGGTAAGAAAAAGAAAAAAAAGAAAACATATGAAAGTGTTATGGAAATGCTGGATAAGGAGTAAAAAAGAAACAGAGTGAGGTTGCAGGAATATTATAAATTTTGGTCAACGGTGGATGAGAATAATTATATCAATGGTATTAATGAAGCTATTGATCTAACGACTGTAGTAAAATGGAAAGGTAAGAATGAATGGTATTTTTGGGTTGGTAAGGATTATTATACTGTTAATGTTTTCCATAAAGGTAATAAGGTTTATCATTTATCATTTACATACAATGACCCAACAGGTAGCATATTGGCTAATATAACCAATAAACATACGCCATTTAGTGTGATGGATGGTGTAGCTGTAGTTATGAAGGAACTTATAGAAACTATTAGACCTAAGGCTATAGAGTATTATATATTTGCAGAAAAGCGTAAAATTGATATGTTCAGAAAAATATCAAAATATATACTCAAAAAACATACGGATGTGTTCAAAGGATACGCATATGCAGAAAGAAAGAAGTCGTTACCTTACGAATTACCTGATGATATTGATATTGAGATAAACGGTATAGAAATTAGGTTGGAAAGGAGTAAAAAATAATGGGAAGATTACAAGACTGGTTGAATGAAGAAGGCATGACGGATGATGAGAAACGGAAAATGGCCAAGGCTGATTCTACTCGTAAGAAATCCAAGAAAACATTAATGAATGGGCTCCGAAAGCTAGAAGACCATATGGATAAGTTCATTGAGGAGATTGAATCAGAGATTGAAAAAGTTGAAGACCAGCCCTCGTTTCAGTATTCTATAGGACTTATGCTTGCCAATATGGAAAAAGAGCAATCGGAACATATAATAGCTTTAAGACAAGTAGTAAGCACAATCGGGAAGAAGGCTGGTATCATACCGCAGACGCGTGCCCATGCAAAAGGAATGGTACCAACGGAAAAACCAGAAGATAATGAGGAAGATGTAAGAGATGTAGTAGATAAAGATATGGATAATGAAAAGGAGAAGGAAAATGAAGCATAAATTGGAACACTATATACTGGATGAAAAAGATAGAAATATAAATTCTGATATCTCCATCATAAAAAAATCCATAAAATCCTATATTGATAAAAGAAAAAAACTCCGTGCCTCCCTTTACGATGAAATAGGTAAAAAAGCTATTAGTTTGTCTAAATCAGTAACAGAAAATGAAATGGAGAATTTTAAATATGAAATTACTATTTGGATGAATGGGATTGGTGAAAATGATATGAGTTATAATATTGAATCACTAATAGATGCAATTATTGAGAAATATTATTAATCATCACAATATTTAAAATCTTTCAGGCACTTTTCAACGACTTCACACCTTTCCTTTACCGCCTTCATTTGAGCTATTTTGATTAGTTGCACATCGGAGCATTTTATTTTACCATTACTATACCAAGTATCTAAAATTAAACTACCATAACGGTATATCCACAATTGCGTTGACACCTTATATGTATCCAAACAAACATCACCAATCTCGACCGTTTGTTCAATATCAGTTCGAGGAAATGGTAACCCAATCACCCAGCCAAGCCATGCCGCTAAAATAAACGTTACTGCCACAATTACAAATACTCTCATTTTTCTTCACCTTTAACTTCATATGTATTAATCATCATGAGGTTAGCAAAATTGAACATGATATCTTCCATATATTTCTTGTTGTTAGCTCCTAAATATCTTATCAAGGCATCCTTTATAGAGTTATTCTTTTCATAATACTCCTTTAATATTTTACATCCCATCTTTATGTTAGTGTCTATGTAAAATAATTCATACCTCTTAAAATCCTTAACCTTTTCCTTATGAGCTTTGGGGTTTATTTGCATCAAACCGAGGCAATCAGCGTTACTTATGAGCAATGGTCTAAAGCTACTCTCCCTAAAAATTAAACTCACTATTAATTCTTTTGGAAAGTAACCTCTATGGGTATCAACACTTTTAGCAATGAGGTCAGCTATCTGAATATCAACCTTTGGATTCAAATACCTTATCATATCAGAAGTATTGGGTATTTGTGAATCATTTTCTTCAGCATCCATTACAAACGTTAAATCAGGCACAATGTTTGTTTGTTCTACTATAGGTTGTTTACCCATAATATATAGAAGGTGCCCCAAAAACATTGAAACTATTAATAGTAATATACAATCTTTAATGGTTGCTTTATTAATTTTCATATACTACCTTCACTAATTCCTTCATTGTATCCTTCTTCATGACCGTTATCATACCCTTCATTGTAGCCCTCTTCATGTCCTTCAATACGTCCAGTTTCATATCCTCCATCATACCCCTCATTGTGACCCTCTTCATGTCCTTCATCACGTCCGGTTTCACGTCCTCCATCATACCCCTCATTATACCCTTCTTCATGACCATTTTCAAAACCAACATCATATCTTTCTTGTAATTCATCTTCATCCGAGCATTCTTCTCTTTCTTCATCCAAGCAATCTCTATAACCTTGGTCTACACCCTCTTCAAAGGATTCATCATGACCATCACAAAAGGATTCTTCTAAAGCTTCTTTGAGATATTTTTTAGCATCTTTATCGGAAGAAGCTTTAATCAGCAATAATACTTCATTTACCCATTTATCATCCATTTTTATTCAGTATCCTCAACACCTTTTCTGTCAATACTTTCCATCCATCATTTCTTTTATGATATATTTTATGATGGTCATATCCTTCAGGCTTCTTAATACGGTATTCAAAGATACCATTACTACACATCCTAATGTTATGAATCCATATCTCTTCATCAATAGCACAATAATTTACAGAAGGTTTGATTACTAGCATCTTTTTTAACTTATCCTTTTTATAATATCATCACATAAACCATATTCAATTGCTTGCTGGGGTCTTATATAAAAATCCCTATCTATAAGTTTTTCAATTTCGTTTTTACTTAAATCACTTCTTTTAGTAATCTCTTCATTCATTTCATTTTGAAGGAATTTTATTTCTCTAACTTGTACATCTATATCCTTTGTTGTTCCACCTGCACCCCCACTTACTTGATGAATCATTAAACTGCTGTGTTTAGTCATGAATCGTCTACCTTTAGTACCACAAGTAAAAATAAATGCTGCTGCTGACTGGGCTGTACCTAAACAAATAGTTCTAATAGGTGTATAAATATTATCCATCATATCTGTGATAGCAAACATAGAATAGATATCCCCACCGCCACTATTAATAACCATCGTAATTTCTTCCATAGGGTCTGCCGTTTGAAGTTCTAAAAGTTTTTCAATTACATCTTTTGCTTTATCTTCATCTACACTACCACTCAAATAAATAAATCTATCCTTTTCATCATTAGATAAAATACTACTAATACTTTTATCCTTGTCCTTATCCTTATCCTTATCTGACATATTCAAAAAATCATCTTTGTTTTTCATGGTATTATTCCCCTTTCATATTTTTAGTTCCTCTAATGCCTTATGGTACTGTTCATCTTGAATCTCTTTAATAGGTTCTAATCCTCTTTCAATAGAACACCAAGCAGTTACTCCACCCCAACCATACTTTTCAAATATTTCTCTAACTTCATGTTCTCTGCCTTCAGCTATTGAGGTTGCATCTGCTGAAGCATAAATAAACATATCATTACAAACTACTACTGCATGCCATCCATCATCCCAATCATCCAAATCTTCATTAAATGTTGAAAAGAATACTATATCTCTTGCAGCCAACCAGAAGAGATGTTCAAATTCCTCCATTGTCTTTGCTTTTCGTTCAGATAGATTTTTCATTTACAATTTTCTTGTATTCATAATTAAAACCTTGATCATCCCAACAAGTCCAAATTTCACCCTTCCTTAATACCCTTGTTAACCATAATTTTTTAAGGACCCATCAGGATACCTTTTGATAACAATAGGATGCCATGCAAACCACGTATGCCAGCACTTTTTATATTCAACTTTGTATTCCCATGTCCTTGTAGTTAACCATTCCATATTTTACTCCTCTTTTCACCAATCCTGATTAATCAATATTACCATAGTTTAACCTTCTTCCTAAATTTTCTAGTTCCCTCATTCCATTGTTTTTTCATCTTCTTCAATAGAAATTTTCTGCTATGTTCAGGTTTTGTTGAAAGGTCATCCCAAAAACAGGTCATATTCCATAAACATTTTTGATTAGAACAATAAAATGTTACTTTAGGAGAATTTTTTATATCACCATCTATATCACTTATTTTCATCTCTGAGTTACACCTTGGACAACGATTAAGTTTCATAATTTATCTCCCATCTTTTATTCAATCCTCCTTTCTCTTAATGCCTTTTTATACATATTTTATAAACGGACAAAATTTTCCTTTCTTTGCTTTCATATATTCTATTACAATATTCTCACCAGGCATTTCAAGAGGTTTTCCCAACATTTTCCTGATATAATGAATTGTTAATGGAGGAATGATTGCTAAAGAAAGTATAAACAAAACCAAAATTGTGTTAGAAATTATAAATGGGCTTGTACAAAAGGCGAAGACAAAAATACCCAGTATAGAAATAGTAAATGAGATGAATGCTAATTTCCCTACTAAACTCCAAAAATATAAACACAGATTATCATTACTATTTTCAGACCTACTCATATGATTCAATTTATAATGCCACGACGATCTTTTAATTTCCATTTTAATCTCCTTTCATTAGTCTATCTTATCATATTCAAACCTATATGTAAATATTTTCATTTAAAGAATAGTCCCAGTGACTTTCCTGAATCCATTGATAGCATATATAATTTATTCATAGGCTTCAATAGAATACCCACCTTCTTGAGGAAGAATTTTTCTATCATTTTTTCCTTATCAATTTGAATTACCTTTTCAAACTCTTTAGGCCACTTATAGAAGGATATGGTTTCTATATTCCATTGGTTAGGTTTTACATATACCACCTTGACCTTCATACCTTCACTTATATCTTCATATTTATCTTTCAATTCTAATAACTTCAATAGCTTCCTGTAATTTATGGCACCCTTAACATGCCAAGGTGTACCTTTAATAGCTTTTTCATCTTTTACCCATTTTGTTATGTTTGATACACCTATATTAGCGGCCAATTCTTCTAAGCTCACACTCCTCAATTCTTTCTTATACTTACCAATCTTATCAATGATATCTTCTTCGGGTTCATCTTTCATAATCATTTCCATTATATTTTTCAAACGACTACGAACAGCTTCAGAACTGTCACCACGAACTATTGTTAATCCTGTTGTAGAAATTTTATCAAGATACGAACCTTCAATCCACAAACATCTAACGGAATACATCTTTTTAGCCACAAACAATCCGGACTTAGCTATTTTCTCCTTAGCAAACCTTATAGGAAAATCTTCTACGATAGAATTATAAATATTTAATTGAACATTACTATATATATGTTGGTTTATATAATCATTAATATAGTTACTAATATCATCAATTATATCAACCTTCTCCCTGTCTGTCTTAGATGCCCATATCCCCTTTCCTATATGATGTTCACAGAAATCATTCATACGAATATACAACGAATCCGTATCAATAGCCACAATAAAATCCTCATCTGTTCCCACTTTTTCATTCATATATTTATTAGCATATCTTTCACCTGATTTAACTGTATATCTACCACACGAAGTTATAGCTTCTGATATATTAGTATTGAAATATCTGGAGTAAGGTACTGCTGTACAACCAAACATACTATTAAGTAAAATCTTTAAACATAATTGAACTGCTCTATATCTTTCCCTTTCTTCTCCTTTAGATTCTCTCATTAATTTTTTAACTTCTAAACGCTTTTCGAATATATTTCTTTCAATAGTGGCTATAACACCTGGTTTACCGTTGATAAAGACAGTACCACAAGGAGCAATAGAAAACAATTTCCTTTTCAGAGCTTTATTAAATCCTTCCAATCTCTTATTACTAAAATCAACAGGCTTAACATTAGGTTTTGACATCTTAAAGGGAGGAAATTCCTTATTCTTCATACATTCAATAATAGTATCCTCGTTTAATCCTAAAATTCTCCCAAAGTATGTTTCCGTACTCATATTAAGGGCTATGATGTGCGACGGATATGAACTCTGAATATCAATGCTAAATAACCAATCATGCATACCCTTTTGGGGTTCTTTCACATATGCCGCTGTAAAATATTCTTGTGAACCGCCAAACATTTGAGGAGCGCATAGTCCTTCTCTCCTATAATGAACAAGTAGAGCACCCTCAATTAAATTAGTCATGGTATTGTAATAACGCATCGGAACTCTTGTAAGTAATGACAGTGATTGTATTAGTCTTATGTAACCAAGCTTTTTACCTAAGTCGTTTACTCGTTCACAGTCCATTACATTATAATCAATATATTTGTTCCAATCCTTATTATACAACTCTCTAAGGTCTTCAGCATCATCAGAATAATCTAACTTACCTTTACCCAATTCAAACTGAGAGACATATTCTAAGCTATAACGCTCTAACTTATTAGGAGAGTACCATTTATAGATATCCATATAATCAAGTATAGTAATACCTGCTATATCAATATTCAGTTCACCACTCTTTTTACTTCTCCATGTCCTGACAATATTAATAGGAGATAAGCCACTATAATACTTACCTCTATTGATCTTCTTGTCTCGATTTATGAGGTAAGGGATATCGAACCCCCATATATTCCACCCCGAAACAATTGAAGGTGGGTACTTATTCATATAGGCAAAGAACTTTCTAAGTAACTCTTTCTCTTTCGGACAATGGATGTATATAATATTTTTATCATTACCGGAATATTCTTTTTCCCCAAAGGTTACCGTTTTCCCTGTAATACTGTTCCTTACCGATATTGCTGTAACAGGATGTTCAGCTAAATGAGCATGAGTAAAACCTTTCGGAGCATAACATTCAATATCTATATAATATATGGTGAGTTTGGGTGTAGGTATGTCATTATCAGGTATATCATGATACTTTTCAGCAAGGTATTGTATTTCAGGTCGTACATTATTCTCTAATATATTGTCATGATAATTCTTATTGAAGGAGTAATAATCTTGATAGGTTTCAAACTCTCTTTTAGATGCTGGTAGACCATCAATAGTTTTGAGTTTACCTACAGGGGTTTGAATGAAGATATATGGTACCCAGTATTCAGAAAAATAATTATTCTCACCGTCTACTTGTTCCCATATATGCATGGTTGAGTTCTTAGATTCATAAAAGCTATTAATAAAAATTTTACAGTTCCTCCTTAAATAAATTCAATATATCATCGTAACATATTATAGGTCCATTGTCAATCCAGTCTGTTTGGAACCGCCACGAACCTCCGTGAGGAAAATCTATCGTAACCCATTCAAACCCCTCTGCTCTATAAGGTTCCGATTTGTTTATTATCTCATATGATTTACCCGTAAAATACTCTTCTATAGAACCAGTTAAATCAAATCTGTTATCTATGTCTTTCAATCTTTTAAATCGTATATTCATGATTTTTTAAATATCCCTTGTAAAGATTTCAGTATATTTTTAGGTTTTTCCTTCTTTTCTTTTGTGACCTTTACCTTTTTACCCGTTCCTCCTGAAATCCTATTGTAGTATTCTCTTTTACTCTCCATTATTTTCTTTAACTTCTTACTTTCATAATGGTAAGCCTCGTCTTCAGTTTTGAATTTCTTGAGTATTTTTATCTTAAAATGCTTTTTACCATATTTTTGAATATCTAAAGATATTCCTGTACCTGACCCTAAATACCCATCCTCCATATTGTTAGTAGAGTGCTTACCTATATACTTTCTTCCATTAATTAAATTTGTGGTTTCATATACGAAATGTTTCATTACCCACCAACCTCCTTCTCAAATAAATAGTCTATATCATCATAATCAATTCTATAGCCTCTATCAATCCACTTTCTATTAATCCACCAATACCCACCATCAACATTAAATTCTATGAATACACCTTCTCCTTCCTCTTTCAACTCAGTTACCTCCAATTCTTCACCATCAAAATATTTCTCCATACCAGAAGTAATTGTTTCCTCACAACCATTAAGCTTTAGTGTGGAACCTATATTGGCTACTCCAAATTCCTTTTTTAGATCATTTAAAGTTTTAAGTCTGAGTTTCATCCTTCAAATCCTCTCTGAGCTTCATCAGCATTTTTCCCAATTTGTTTTCACCTTCCCAGTCTTTACCGCGACCCCAAAATGAATCATATGGGCTATTCTCTACCAGTTCTGCATTACCAGTATCTAATAAATATTTTTTGAGGTACTTAGACTGATCAAACTTGGCATTTAGTCCTTTCCACATATATATCAGTCTCTTAGTTTCCCAATTATCTCTCAATTCTTCTACTTCTCTCCCCATTTGTTTTGCTTCTTTAGGACCATCAGCCATCAATATATCTATTCGTTCCCAATGATTAGAACTCTTCTGGGATTGGAAATAGTGTTCCATGGTGGGATATATGAAACTACCTATACGAAAATCTGATTCATAAAAATTACTTAACGGATGTTTATACCCATAGAACTTTACCTGTTTTGATTCCTCATTTACCATTTTACTTATCCCCCATTCCTTCATTTCTACTCTTTCCTCAAAAGTTTTATATGTATTTATCACAATTCATCTGATTACCTTCTAACATATTAACCATCACTTTCAAATCTTTTCTTAATAAATCAATCTCACTTGCAGATGTGGCTAATAGATTAGATAAGTGATCTGCTATTTCCTTATCAATAGCTATATATACTGCCTTAGATGCTTTTAGTAATTCATTTGTATCAAAATTACTATCTAAAGATTTAATATAATACATAATAAACCCCCTTTACTTATCCCCTATTCTTTGCCATTGAACACTATCATTGTCTTGTTTAACCAACTCATATTTAACTGTATCACTCAAAGCATCTATTTGACCATTCTTATAAGTATCTCCTAAAGCAGCCAACAGAATAAACATTAGAAAGGCACCTATAAATACTCCAAATACAATAAAAGAACCATTATCAGTCATTATCCACAACCTCCTTAAACTTTTTTACACTATCATTTAACATTTGTTTACCTTCTGAACCACGATAGATACATAAACTTGGATGGACACTTAGCACTCCTTTGGTATGGTACTTATGAAGATCTATAACATCACCATTGTAACCCATAATTCCTTGACTCTCATTTATCATTGAATACATGGCATAATTACCTAATATTAATACGGCTTCTGGTAACAATACTCTAAGGTATTTGTAGAGCCATCCTTTACATGCTTCCATTTCCTTGTATGTTGGTTTACCGTTCTTATTATCCTTTACAGGTCTACAATTTACACTATTGATAATAAGGAATTCCTCTCTACGAAACCCGTATAAATTCATAATGTCCCATAAATACTTACCAGCGGTACCACAAAATGGAGTATTGTCGTTCACTTCATTTTTACCGGGTGCTTCGCCTATGATTGTAAATTTGGATTCATTTGTAAAGTATGGAGAACATCTACCACCACTATGAAGCCCGCATCTTTCACACATCTGTATTCTCTTATTCAATAATTTAAGCATTAATTGTTGTTTACGATTCATTTTCCAGAAGAACCAAAGCCATTATCCTTCCTTTCTGTATCTAAATTTACCTTTCCTTCTTTCAATATCACCCCTTCTGTTTTCTTTATTACCAATTGTGCTAAACGGTCCCCACGACTGAATTGCATTTGTTCTCTACCGAAATTATAGAATGGGGCCATTATATGACCTCTGTAAGATTCATCTATAGTACCTGTACCTATAGCCATCATAGTATTATATTTCCATACAATTCCTGACCTATTTCTAACCTGTATTTCATATCCCGGGTCTATATCTATAATGATACCAAAGTCTATACGTCTTGTTTCACCCGGGTTCAATCTAAATTCTATAGGGGAATAAAGATCATACCCCACATCACTTGCATGGGCCTTAGTAGGTAAAATTGCTTCAGGTAAAGATCTCATAACATTGAAGGTCGGTATATCAATCATACTTTTCAATACATCTATGGTTTGTTCAACTTCTTTATTATTATTGAAATTGCATACAGAAGTTATTTCCACATTATTGAAAAGGGTTGAATATGCTAAGGTAATCCTATACCATATACTCTTTACAAATAAATTAGTTTTTATAGTGAAGTCAGGATTGTCTTTATCAGAGTCTATTTTCAGTTGTGTTCCTTTATTTTTTATCAACATATTGCAAACCCCCTCTTTTATGGATGTTCCTTTCTTGATGGATTTGGTGTTACGACTACCTCTTCTTTTAGAGATCCTTCATAAGGGCATACAAAGTGGGGGTATATAAAGTGAGGGCATGCTTCCTCTACATCTTTATCGGGATATTTTTCTGGATAATTTTTTGGAACCTCAATTAACTCAACGTCAGGATAACTATTTTGATACCTAAACTCATATCCTATCTTATCTGTTAGTAATGTCACATGTTTTCTTAGTAAATATATCTCATCTTGCATCCTCTTTATATCAGTCATGTTTCTACGAGGTATATTATAGGATGAATCAAATTCATTACCATCAAGTGATATAGCCTTTCTCAATTCTTTATCTTTCATTGTTCTCCTCCTTTATAGTTTCTATTATGACTTCATATCCTATAGCTACTAATTCATTCTTTACATTATTTGCTTCTTCTCCCGTTAAACATCTCTTATTAACATATTTCGATATAGGATGATTCCCTAACACTAAATATTTAAACTTCATTTTACATACTCCTTCTTTTCATGTTTAAGATCATCTATTATAGCCTTTCTTTCCTTCTTACCTGCCAATATATAAATGTAACGATGCTTCCTTAAATCCTCTTTCTTTGTGTAATTGGGATCGACTTCTCTCAATACCACATCCTTTATACTTCCATAACGAGCAACCACTGTTCTTGGATGTAGAACTTCTCCTTTAACTGTAAACTTGTATGCCGTTACCAACATTATTTGATTACCTTGATATATAAAATTTGTTGCTTGATATATTTTACCAAGATGCCCTACATTAGGGTCAGCATATGATATTATTACCTTTATACCTCCCTTTCTTAGATATTTGAAGGTCTGACCTATGCTATAAGACTCAATATTAGTACCATAACCATCAGCTACCCAAAGACGAGTAAGCTCCATAACTCCTTTTCTTTCTAAAGGTATTGTTTTGGTAATGGAATCAACTACTTGTCTTCCTACAGGTGGGCCATACACAACACAACCTATCAATATTTCATCATAATAAACACCATAAGCATACCTACAAGAAGTCCATTTATGAGAGTAATGATTATTAACTATTATAGGTTTAGCATCCTTACAAGTTATAGGAAACACATTGACTCTGGAAACATCTACATATGTTTGATTAGTTTCTTTCATGAGAATAACCAATATATTCCAACTACTCCCATGAAAATCACCAATAATATACTATAAAGATGAACAAGAGCACCAAAACCCAATACAATAAACAACCATGAATTAGCTATTACCAAGGTCATCATTAATAAAAGAGCACCTATTACCTTTTTAATTGGCATTTCTTCTCCTTCCGTTTGTTTGCCTTCCTCTTTCTCCTGGCTCAAATAAATTTCTTTCATCTCCAGATTTTCCCCCTGCTAAAATCCAATCATTAAGTTCCGACTCATCCCACATCTTTAGAGTTCTAGAATCGTAATACATAGTAAACCTTTCCCCCACTCTACCTCCAAGTCTATTCTTTACTATCTTTCCATGCAGTTCAGATTCATATACTAAACTATCCTCATCAACACCCATTATAGCCATAAAATCCGCTGTTGCCGGTAATCCTAATGATTCTGCTATATAATTAAAACTCAATTCTTCAAATCCTACAAACCCTCCCTCTCTGTTTAATTGACTTACTGATAAAACGGGAACTTCAAATTCAAAACTTAGAGCACGAAGTTCTTCCGCTATCCTTTTAACAGAAGAATATATACCCTCATTACCTTTCATTGCGGGTTTCATAAGATTTATATAATCACACATCAAAATATCAGGCTTTATATCCCTTATCAGTAACTCTCTTAGGTATGTTTTAAAATCTCTCACGGAAGCATCACCAGTAGGGAATTGCTTAATGAATAATTCACCTCTTCCTTCCGTTGCCTTTACTTCCTTTAGAGCCTTGGTTAATTTTATCTTATACGCATCAGATACATACATTCTATTGATATCAGATAAGGAATAAATTGAGTCAAACCTTTGAGCGAAAGCATCTTGTGCCATTTCAAGGGTCATGAGTACTACATTCTTACCATGTAATACTTGGCGGGTAGCAAAATTGGCTAGTAGGTTTGACTTAAATCCATGTATACGAGCAACCAAAACTGATAATGTGAATGGTGGAAACCCCCCTGAAATAAATTCATCAAAAACAGGAAAAAATGTGGGCACCCTTATGTTACTTGCTGTAAATATTCTTCTTAAACGCTCCCCTAAATCCTCAAAATATTTCAAACCCAAATCTATTTTAAGGTCTTTAGATAGAGCATTTTCAATTTTTTCTCTTATAGCTTCTACATCAGAACCCTCATCAATAATATTAACAGAATCCATGATTGCTTTTTTTAATGATTGGACTTTAAGGTATCCATTAGTTTGGGTGAATAGAAAATCATAATTCTTAGATATATTAAAATCAACAGAATTCACATCAGATAGAAAATCCTTTATCTCTTGTCTATCACCATCTTTAGTGGAATTTATTATGGATAGCATTTCTGGTATACCATTATATTCTTCTAAGTAGTCGGAAGTGTATTTGAATATTGCAGAAGCGGAGGAATTATCAAAGTATTCAGGTTCAAACACAGAAGAACATATGGCAAGGAACCTTTTGTCCACTAACATAGCCTTGATCATAAGTTTCTCAAGGAAATCACTATCTAAATTCTTTTCTATCATAGCACAAATAAGTCCTTTATAGCATTCCATTCTACTTCGTTTTGCGTTACTGGTTTACCATTTAGGAACCATCTTTTATCACCATTAGCATATTCTATAGCAGGGCCATCTTCCCTATGAAGTTCATTATTCAGGCACCATATTTTAGTACTATCTATATATTCTATAGCGGGAAGTCCGTCTCCTCTATGATGTTCACCATTCAAGTACCATTCCTTATCACCATTAATACATTCTATAGCAGGACCATCTGTTCTATGAAGTTTACCATTTAAGTACCATTTTTTATCACCATTTGGATATTCTGTAATTTTACTCTCCGTCATAATCTTTACAACTCCATATATCGGCTAAATAACTTTGTTTGCAGTCCTTAGAACATTTCATACATTCAGCATTGTACTCCTTCCACCAATTCTTATCCCATTCATATGATTTTTCACTTGTTAGAATATACATACTATCACATTCCATCTCTTTTAATATAAATCCCTCTAATGAAGCATCCATTTCATTGTCAGCCAAATATTTTTTGAGGGAAACATATGAGGACACATCTTTTACATCACCTAATTTTTTTATCTTCTTATGAGATATGAATTCTAAGCCTTCAATCTTCCCTAATGACCATTTATTACCTTTCCTAATTACAGCGTAACATTCCAATTCCAATTCCATCATCACTATCAACACTCCTTTCATAAATATTCATACAATTATTATACACTAAAATTCTGAAGTTGTAAATCAAGTTTACAATACTGTACGAATGTGTTATATTATGTAAATGGAAGATGAGAGAGAAGTAATATTAAGAGAATTGATGAAAGAACATCCCATATTGGAGATGGTGTCTTTTAATGAATTAGACCTTCAGGAGAAGCTAAAAGAAAATGCTTTCCAGGTAATAAAATACCAAGATTTATACAACAGAGAGAAAATGGCATATGAAAAACTGGAAGAGTTAATGGAAGTGCTTGCTGGAGAGTGTTATGATCACTATAGATTTGATGAAGATAGAGGTTTAACAAAGACAGAAATTGAAAAGTATTATCTCCCAAAAGATAAGAAAGTAAAGCAAATGAAAGGTATATTAAGGAAACAGAAGGTAAAAGTGGAATTTTTTCAAATGTGTATGTCTGGATTGAAACAAATGGGTTGGAATATTAAAGTATTTTCCGAAAATGAAAGGAGAGGAATATGAATAATTTTAGCTTAAAAATATAAATAGATATATGAAGGTAAGGATAGGTGCTTGGTACCACTTATCCGGTTTGGTGGAGCTATCTACCAAATTGTCCCTCCATACAATTCTATTTATATAAGGAGCTATATCAAAATGAAAGAAAAACCTTTAGGAATAATTTATAAATCAACTAATAAAATTAATCGTAAATGCTATATAGGTCAGACTATTCAGGGTTTACATAAAAGGAAATTAGAACATTTAAGAGAATCACTTAAATATAACAATATATATTTTCATAATGCTCTTAATAAGTATGGGAAAGAAAATTTTGAATGGGAAATACTTGAAGAATGTTCATCTAAGGAAGAATTAGATGAAATGGAATTCCATTATATAAAGCAATATCATAGTTTTAAAACTGAAAATGGATATAATCTTACCTGGGGAGGAAATGATAATATAGGAAAAAACAATCCTATGTATGGTAAAAAACATTCCGAAAAAACAATAAAAAAAATGAAAGAAAATCATGCTAATGTAAAGGGTATATACAATCCTTGTTATGGTAGAGTAGGAGAGAAACATCCTCTTGTTAAACTTACAGAAAAGGAAGTTATAGAAATTAAGAAAAGATTACAAAAAGGTGAAGGAAATATGGAAATTTCTAAGATTTATAATGTAGCCAAAACAACAATAGGTAGTATAAAATATGGTAAAAATTGGAAACATATAGTAACATGAAAGAATTTGGACAGAATGAAAGAAAGGGATTGTAAGTGGATAACATAGTTCATATAGTCCGTAGGGACCTTCTTAACATTCAGATTCAATCAGAAGATGAAGATTATTTAAAATTACTCAAAAAAGAGTTTACCTATCTCGTTGATGGGTATAACTGGATGCCTGCTTTCAAATCTGGAGGTTGGGATGGTAAGACCTGTTTAATAAGAGCTGATAATTCTTTACCTTATGGGCTTCTTACAGAAATTATGAGGGTAAACAAAACAACATTTCCCCGTATAACATTAGTAATGGATGATGATGTCAAATCTATATTCAAAGGTCCTTCTCTCAAAATCAAACAAGACCTTTCCTTGAAACCCTACCCATTCCAATTGGACTGCATCCAAAAATCCCTCAAGTATACTAAGGGTATAATTAGATCGGCAACTGCGTCTGGTAAAAGTTTAGTGATTGCTTATGTCCTCAAAACCCTTTTAGAAAACAAAAAGGCAAAACAGTCCATCATTATAGTCCCTAATAAATCTTTAGTAGAGCAATTCTATAATGATATGGAAGAATACGGAATGAGTGAAAGGTATTCTATAGGAAAGGTGTATGCAAAGGCTAAAGAATGGGATAAGAACATAGTAATATCGACGTGGCAGACATTAATTAAAAATCCCAATAAACTAAAATTATATGATTGTGTTATATGTGATGAGGCACATTCAGTGAAATCCCATTCCTTAAAAAAGATCTTAGTTAATAGTTTAGCCAATTATCGTTTAGGTTTTACAGGCACACTTCATCAAGGTAAATTAGATTTACTCAATACATTAAGCTACTTAGGACCTGTAATTGCTGATTATAGCTCAGGCTTCCTTGCTGAAGAGGGTTACATAGCTAAATGCACGGTAAAGGTTATCAATATTGAATATCAGAACCAATTTGAGGGAGATTACAATGAAGTTAAGGATTTTGTTTTTACTAATGACTATAGGTTGAATGTGATTAAGAGTATTGTTAATTCTTTAGATCATAATGTCCTTATACTTGTGGGTAAAGTAGAAAAGGAAGGAGACTACTTAAAGGATTGGCTTAAAGGGGTAACTAAAAAGGAAATTGTGTTCCTATCTGGTAAGGATAATGTGGAAGAAAGGGAGAAATGGCGTAAAAGGTGTATGAAACGTAAGGATATCATACTGATTGCCACCTACGGCATTTTTGCACAAGGTATAAATATTCCTAATTTGAAGTATATAGTGTTTGGGAGCCCTTTTATGAGTAAGATAAGGGTGTTACAAAGTATAGGTAGGGCTTTGAGGAAGCATGCTAACAAGAAGGAAGGTGCTATTATATTCGATATTCATGATCACACCAAATACTTGAACAAGCATGGTAATGTAAGGTTTCGTTATTACGGTTCTGAAGGATTTGAAACTGAGGAAATATTGTTAGAGGAGGGTAACAGAATAGAATTATGATTGTGTCAGATTATTATCTATTAGGATAACGATCACCAGTAGCATAACTACTACGCCTTAATGTAACATCATCAAAATTTCTACTATCTTTAAGTTTCTTCTTTAGAATATTTTTCCATACATCAGAATGTAATGCCCATGTACCATTCCATGCATAAAGTGTTTTAGTTTTATTATCAATTACATATCTAACATGCTTTGATATTCCTCTTAATTCACTTCTAGAAGGATTTATAAAAACTTCAAGAGGTTTAAATTTTTTACTATCCCATGTATCTGTTTGTCCTGTTGTAAACAATTCTTCATTTAAGTATTGTAAAAATCTCATAATTATCTAACCTCGATTATCAACTCTTCCCCATCACTGATTTTCTTATAGGATTTCTTCATTATTTTTACAAAGCTTTTAAAGACTTCTGGCTCATCATCAAACCAATATTGATATAAATAGTATATACCAGGCTCTCTGTTTTGAAAAATTTCATATGCTGCATCTTGTGCGTATGCCATCATTTCGTGAGGAGATTTCAGGTACTCTTTATACTGTACATAACTATCCTTGACCTTTCTATTTTTAAGAATGCTTTTATGTACTATCTCACCATAAGATTGCCATTGTGCTCTATGTACTAATTCATGAGACAACACTCTAACAAATTCTTGTGCAAACTCATTCTTTATACTGGATAAACTTTCCTTGTTTTGCTCTTTAGAAATATAATCCATAATTCTTGTAGTAATTTGTAATTCTATATCACCATCTATATCAGTATCACCAGAATCCATATACTTGGCGTTTTTTAATTCTTTCATACGAACCAATCCTTCATCAGGAATAAACTTTATACGATCCCTTTTCCATACTGAACTCATGATTTTTAGAAGATCAAAGAACTCAATACTCCATCCTACACTACTTAATTCTTTAGTAAGTTTAACTAACCCTTTCTTTACTATAGATTCAGCCTTCTTTATGCGCACTATAGGATCAATACGTTTCTTCTGCTTTTTAAACCTAAATCTACGAATCCTTTTCTCATTCAAGTATTGTTTTAGTCTCATCTAATCTCAATCCCCTTTCTCATAAATACGAATTCAGTAGAGTTTTTTTTATGTAATTCCTTTTGAAACACAAAATTCGGGAATCTCTTTTCTACCCATTTTGACATTCTCTTATATAATGATAACAACTTCCTATCAACAGTTTTAAAGGCTATACCATTTACATTTCTATTTCTATCCTTTATCAATTTTTCAATACATCTGAACACACCACTAAACACATCACCAGTATAATCACTACCACCCTTTGGATTAAACATATTTTCAGGTTTATCTCCTACTTTATTAAATAAAATACCATATATATCATCTTCTCCTAATACCCTACTAGCTTTGAATGCCCATTTATCGTTACTTGTGCTGAAGTTTACCATCAATAACTCTTTAGTATTTGTTACTTTACCAAATTCAACATCTTTATCAAACATTTCTTCTAATGATTTAAATCCATGAAGTTGATTTTGATATTCCCAACTTGTTAAAATTTCAATATGTCCATCTTCATCCATATATCGTTGAAATTTCATAGTAATAAATCCAGTAAATCATCCATACGGTTAGTAACACTCTCATCCATTATACTAAGATCATTGCATAACTTCTCTACATCTTTCTTGTATATGAACCCATCCTTAGCAACATACTTCTTAAATACTTTCTTCATTCTATTCCTGAGCTTTAGAGGTACCACCTTTTGTTTTAGACCAAGAAGAGTAAATGGTACTATGTCTCTATTACTGCCAGTAGAAACAGTTAACCATTTCCATTTTTCCTTATCCCCACTGGTAGAAGTTAAGGTTAATTGATAATTTCCAATTTTCATCGCTGGAGTGCCCTTTGGTGTATAGGTTATACTCATTTATTTTTCCTTCGATACCTTGAAGTACATGGTATTGGTTTGTTTTTCACCACTGGTACTAAATTGATATTCATCCATACTATCAACCATATTGACTAAAGCATTTGTCAGTTCATAGTGATCCATATTATAAGTAAATTCTACCCCATCTTTCAATTTCTCAACATCTACTTCTCTTTCCGATTCATCATAATTCTTGGAAAATGAACTTAACAAGAAGGAAGCTTTTTTAGGATTTTTGATATACCCCTTTAGGGTCTTCTTGTCGCCACCACTCAGTCTTTCTTCATTCAGCAAATATTGTTTTAGTTTCATATTAATTATCTCCTTATTTAATGTAACCCTTCATATACCTATAAACATTATCTATTGCTTTATCAACATATTTATCATAACGAATAGTTGTTATAGTATCAGCAAGGTAAGGTCTACTACCGAAATCATGCACATAAATTGTTCTTCCATCGGGGCTTATTCTTCCTGTTATGAATTTTTCAAGGTTCCTATCATTACCCTTGTAAGCATTTAACAATTGGGGATGTGTATAAGAAGTATGTGTATATTCAAATCTTTTTTCCAATTTTTTTGACCCATGAAATAGCATCCATCTCTCATCTTCATCCCATACAGCCCATAAGAATCCATCTTTAGGGCTCCACATGAAAATAGGAGCGTAATCATTTAAGAAGACATCAGCATTTGTCTTCCTTACTCTTGCTTCTCTTAATAGGTATTGTTGTAGTCTCATTTTTTCTCAAATCTCCAGAATTTGTAATCATCAACTACTAAGGATTTATCAAACTCATATCCTTTAAACTTCCTTTCTAATTTCTTTAGTACCTTGTCATATAGTTTTATCAATTTAGGCTCATTAGTGTTAAACCAAAACATTTCCACATTTCTTGTTTTAATAAGTGCTTGTAATGATTTAACAACTCCTGAAAACACATCACCTACATATCTTTTATCACCTTTTATGTCAAATAAATTTTTGTCGAAGGAGTAAAAAAGTATGGAATATTCATTTTTATCATTCTCCATGGCTTTGAATGTATATATGGTATTTTCTACAGTGAACTTTACAGTAAAATATTTACCATCCCACATTGGTTTATCCAACTTCACATCCTTATCAAACATTTCATCCATACTGGTCATGTGTTCATGAAATTTCTTGTGGTTGGAGGCTAAGATGTCATAAAATTCTTCTGAACCTTCATTTATATACTGTTCTAATCTCATTTTATCTTCTCAAGTATATCTATAAAATTAGATATTTTATTACCTTTATTACTACTAACAGGTGCATCATGTATTTCATAATCATACATAATTTCAAGATTATCTACAGCATCTTGTAAAAGTTCTTTCCAATTTTTTCCTTTATATCCTGTTCTTTTTTTAGCTTCTTTTATTTCCTTTTTGATAAGTTTTTCACCTTTAATATATGCGTTTTTTCCTTTTAAATGTGTTTCAATAATATCAGCAATATTATCAGCTAACATAGTATCATATTTATACTCATCTTTACCTTCATTAACCAAATATTTTTCTATTTTTTCTTGTATACTCATAATAACCTCCTTATATATTGTTATAATCTCATAATATACCCCTTCCTTATATACCCCTTATATACTTATCTATTTCTTCTTGTTTTGAAATATCCATATCTAATATCCATTCAGTTGTTTTCCTTATCACTTCTCCAACCTTTTTACCTGGACCTATACCCAACAATTCCATCACATGATTACCATCCACAAGTTTCATCCTCTTTTTAACTTCCTTCTTACCCCATTTCTCTTTTATCTTTATAGCAGCCTTTAAAGAGGCATCAAAATCCTTCTTACTCATGAACTTCTCTCCTCTTGAAAATTCATCAGCCATAGCTACAGAAATTAATGCATCCCAATTATCATCATTAACTAATTTGAATATTTTAGAGGGTTTCATCTCCTTCATACGGTGGAATTTCATATGGTTAGCCGCTGTAAATAATAAAGTATCTCTTTCCTTATTAGACATCTTCAATCTCTTAGCAATTTCCTCTATAAGTTTTACACCTTCAGCATCATGTCCATAATATGTATAAATCTTACCTGGTGTTGTATCAGAAAACGTAACACCCTTTCCAACATCATGTAAAAGTATAGCAAGGTTCTTCAAAGGTTCTCTTGTATTAGAAACTTTAAGTGCTTCCATAGTATGAGCAAATGGACTTCCGCCCTTACCGATAGTTTCAGGATGGTGTGTTAGATCTTCAGGACTATATTGTAACTGTTTTATCTCTGGTAGTATATGTTTGAGTATACCTAACTTATCCAACTGTATGATATACTTAGCGAACTTGTCTCCTGATTGAGCAGCTGATTTCATTATCTCATCCTTTATGCGTTCAGGGGATAACTTAATAATATTTTTAGATAGTTTCTTGATTGCTTTCTTAGTACCCTTCTCTATATCAAATCCAAGTTTAGAAGCAAATCTCGGTGCTCTCATCATCCTAAGGTAATCTTCTCCAAATCGTTCATGTGGATTACCAACTGTTCTTAAAACCTTGTTCTTAATATCCTTCTTACCATCGAAGTAATCCAAAATTTCACCTTTCGCATTGATTCCCATAGCGTTGATAGTAAAATCTCTACGAGAAGCATCTTGCTCAAACGAACCAGTAACAATAACAGATTCGGGTCTCCTCCCATCAGAATATTTCCCGTCATTCCTGAATAAAGCCAGCTCAAAATCATAACCTCCTTCTTTAACAACAACAATACCAAATGTCTTAGATTTACCAATATCATAGGTCTTATATAATTTTTCTATTTCGGGTATAGGCATATTAGTAGCAATATCAACATCATGAGGTTTTTCTCCAAGGATTATATCACGGACAGTTCCACCAACTATATATGCTTTGTATCCTTTCTTATTAATTTTTTCTAATATTTTAACAGCTGCTTTGAGCATTTTGTTAGACCTCACATAGTCCTTCCATTGCTTTAGTTGTTCCTTTGCTTCATTTATATATCTCTGGAGTCTCATATTAATTATAATCCTCATCAACATATTTATAAATCATATCAATTGCCTTATCCATAGTTCTGTTGTACTTTTTTGCCTCTATACCAACATAATCAGAAGAATACACATAAATGTTCTTGTCTACTATCCTTCCTCTAACAAAAGTTTCATATATATCTTCTATGTATTGCCTCTTGTCCTTATCCTTAAACCCCAATTCACTATAAAAGGATGCTAATTGCTTCTTATGAGTAGCTTGTGGAGAATCCGAGCGTATCATCTTACCTATCTTTTTGTTATTGACATATGTAGTGCCATCAGAAAGTGTGTAAACAAGACCTTTAGAAGGTATATATTGCCATAAAATAGTACTATTAGGTTTTATCATGCTTCTACCTGAGTAGGATTTATTTACCTTCCACTCTCTTAAAAGGTATTTCTGGAATCTACTCATAGCAATGCATCCTTAAATACTCTTGAAAAGGTTTCTCCATCAAGTTCCACATCAACCATATAGTACTCTTTACATTTAATTGCCACTTCATGCTCCAATTCTATAGCCTTCACTAAACTTTTATCTATATATGAATCTACTGTTGCTGATAAATCTGGTTGTTCACTCTTTCCTTTTCTACTGCTTATATGTGATTTAAGATATATCCATATGTCCCCTACCTTGGGAGACCATACATACTTAAATTGTCCTATAGGGAAAAAGAAATAAGTATGTCCATATCCTGATGCTGTTCCATAATCAGAGCTTACAAACACTCCTTCACTCCTTGCTTTCCATCCGAACTTCTTTTTGAACAGATCATCTAATTGCTTATGTACTAACGGTCCTGTGCTTAATGGTCTACGATCTTTACGAGGTTTACTTTTAAAATAATATACTTCATTTTCATAAATATTAGTTTTAGGAGGAGAGTCAATACCTCTACATAACATTTTATCAGTTCTTTTGAGTAATGATAGATAGGGCTTACAATCAGCTTTAAGCATTGCAACTAATTTATTGATATCTTGAAACTCTTCATTTATAAGGTATTGTTGTAGTCTCGTCATTAGTTTATTTCCTATACCAACTGGATACTAATTTATCCAAATATTTCTTATCATATTCTTTTGTATCAATAAGATATTTATGACCATTTTTCTTCATATTATTTATTTGATGTATACCTATAGGATTTTTAACGGGAGAATTGAAAAATGTCGTCTCCCTTTTATATGCTTGTAATATAACTTTATTAGTAAGTTCCCCTTCATCATTTTTAATTTCTGTAAAATGATTAAATTCAGTAGAATAATATTTTTTAAGTCCTCGTAATTGATTATACATTTTAATAACTATTTTTTCTGGTACTTCACGACCAGTTTTAGATCTTTCTTTAGTTCTAATTAAGGCAGTCTCAAGAGATACTGTAACCCAGACCATACTTACATCATATCCTATTGATTTTAATATACCACTTCTTCTCATTACAGAAGCGGGTTTTGCAGACGTACCATCAATCCATAATGGTAATAAGCTATTAAGATAAAGAACTAACTGGTTCTTTGTAGTTCTTTTTACAATATCTTCAACATCAATCCATTTATCAATATCATAAGCTTTTAAATGCTCTGTCATTTTATCGGTGTTAACAATTCTTGGCTCAATAGAACCATCTTTAATTTTTTGGATTGTATACGATTTGCCGCTTCCACTCATTCCAGATAAAAAACAGGCATGTAAGATACCTTTATCATTAATACTTTCATTTATAAGTTCTTCATCTATATAATGTTTCAGTCTAGTCATTTATAAAATCCTTTAATAATTCAATGCAATTATTTTTATTACTATACCAATCTTCTTCCTCTATAATTAACAATTCTATACCCTTTTCTTTGCATTGTTTTATTTTTTCCTTATCTTTTTCTTTTGTTAAATTACCTGAATGCCAATATATGCCATTATATTCAATTGCCTTCTTCAATGAAGGTATCCATACATCAAGTTCAAGATTGTGTCCTGTTCGTGGATTAATTATTTGAGTACGGTCATTCTCTATTATATTTTCATTAGGTAGAAATTCCTTAACCATTTCATCAATTTCTTTTTCTGCTTTTGATGTTCCTTTAAATTTATTACAATATGGGCATCTTCTACCACTATGAAAACTGCCATATACAACCTCATATTCATGTCCTTTACCACACCGTATTTTTAATTTGGTTTTACTATTTTTATAAGTTGGTGACAATAATTTATAACCTTCAACACTTTCTATTTGTTCCTTTACATAATCATATATATGGCATTTTATACCCGCACAATATGGACACCTATATCCCATATAAAAATTACCATAAGTAACATTATAAATATGCCCTTTACTACATTGTACCTTTATTTTTGACCTACTATTTTTATAAGTTGGTGACAATAATTTATAACCTTCAACACTTTCTATTTGTTCCTTTACATAATCATAACTAAGTCTGATGTTATCATTATTACAATTTGGACATTTTTGTCCTTGTTGTAAATGACAATATCGCATTTCAAATTTATGCCCTTTACTACATTGTATTTTTAATTTGGTTCTATTATTAACATATTCTTTGCTAAGTAATTGATATCCTTCTTTCTCTATTTGTTCCTTTACATAATTATAATTAAGTTTTTTCATAATATTACCCCCACTAAGGTTTATTTAAAAGGAGTTAGGTTAGATGTAGTGGCATTCAACCAAAGGGAGCTACCCTCTGTCCTCCTATTTTTCATTAGTCTCATTTTTCTTCTTCTTCTTCTTCTTCCTCTTCTTCCTCTTCTTCCGACACGGCAGCTCCTTCCTCGGGTACCTTTGCTTCTTCCGCTTCCTCTTCTTCCTCTTCAGCTTCCTCTTCCTCAGGCGTTGCTAGTGTCGCGACGTATGCTATCTGTGCTCGCTGCTGTGCGACGTGATTCTGCACCAAGGTGGTGGCAATCGTGTTCAGTTTGCGAAGCACCTCCGCGTTCTCTTGGAATGTTTTCAAATTGATAATAAGCTGGTGGTGCGCCATACGTGGGTCGGTGGACGTGGTGATATGCGGGAGCAACCGGGAGGCGAACCGCTGGGTGGTCTGCAGCGCCTGCTCCAACTCAGGGGAAACGTTTCCGCTTCCGAACTGTTCCGCACGGGCGCGATTGTGTCGGAGGGCTTCCCACACGTTCGTTCGGTGCGCGTGCTGGTACGTCGAGGCGATTGCCCGGAGTTCGCCCACCGACAAGTACTTGTCGAGTTCGTCGTCGGTCAGAACGATGCTGGGAGGTCGTGTGCTTTTTTTGT